CCCCCCCCCTCCTCCACAGGGGATTAAGTCACGCCGCCTTTGGCGGGCGCTCCTGGAGGCGACAGCCGACATCGGAGCCGGAGACTGACGCGTAGTAACAGTCCACGTAGAAAGGCCCGTATTTCTTGGACTGGTTATAGTCACCGCCATGGTACAGGCACGGGGCACTACCGTCGAAACTCCAATAATCCGGGACATAGGTAGTCATACTGCCAAAAGATAGGGTGGAGTAGAGCACCCACTCCAGGCCGCTTTGAGTCGAGATAGTGAGTTCGTAGGGGTAGCCGCTGCCTGGCTTGCCCACCAGAACCCCGTTGGCATTGTCGCTGAACTGATTGGGATTCTTGATGACATTCAGGCCGTTGGCATTGTAGTAGCACCCGTCCATCCAGTCGTGCACGTTGTCCCACCAGCCCTCGATGTTCCGGTACTGGCAGAACCCGTAGGAATTCCGGCTGGCCGCCGTGGTCCCCGTGTGGTATTTCATGGCGTCCGTCTTGCCGTTGTTTTCCCCGGAGCCGCTGGCCGAACAGCCCAGGCCGATGCGCTCGCCGTTCCAGTCCGCGAATTCCACCAGGAACAGCATATTCACATACCAGAACTGGGCAAAGTCCATCTGCCAGATGTTCGTCCCCAGGTTGTGGATATTGGTGCGGGCAATGGAACGGGTGACGTTGACCATCTGCGCCTGATTGGTCTCCGATTTCCAGTTGGAGCCGCAGTGGTAACGTCCGATATAGGAGTAGTCCAGCTCGCCAAGGCCGTCGCCCCGGTCCATATTCACAGGGTCTACATGGAACCCCTCAACAGGGCCGTCCGCGATTTGCAGCTTCAGCTTCTCCTCCGTCTTAGTCCACTTGAACCAATACTTGGGCTCCTTCACCATCACACCACCGGTCCGGGTAACCTTGGTCATGTCCCTCCACGGGTACAGGTTGTCAAAGGGCGAGGAACCGCCGCCGTTGTTCACCGCCGGATTGGGGTCGCCGAACCCGGCCGCCCCGTCCGTGCGCTTGCCCTTGGTGGAGCCGCTGTCGGTCCAGTCCCACTCCACGCCGTAGATGGCGACGAACTGTGCCTTCACGGTGACGGTCTTGTTCGCTCCGACCGCGTAGTTGGCCCCCGCCGCCACCTTGACGGTGATGATGGTATCCCCAGTGGTGTCATTCACGCTGTTCACGATCACCTCGCCCGTCACCTGGTTGACCTCCCCGATGGTGGCCACCCCCAGGTTGTTGGAGACGGCGGAGATGACCCCGTCCCCCTTCCGGGTCACCGTGAACTTGGCCGTCCGTGCCCCCGTATTCAGCGTCACCTGCTCCGGGCTCACCGTTACCACCTGGTCGCCCTTTTTGATGGACCAGGTAGCGGTCTTGGCCCCTGTCTCGCCATCCCACCACTGGTGGTTGGAGTCCGGCGTGAAGGAGGCGGTATAGCCGGTCCCGGCGTTGACCTGCGCCTCCACGCTCACCGTCATCTTGGCGCTGTCGTAATTGCTGTCCCAGGTGGGGGTCTTGGGGTTGCCGTCATACTTCGGGACGCCGCTCTGCTGGGGGACGGCGGCGATGCTGGCCCTTCCGATGGTCCAGTTTACCGTCTTCTTCCCCGTGGAACCATCCGACCACATGCCGTTCAGCAGGGTGAAGGTCGCCTGATGGGTTCCTGCCTCCGTGGCCGGCGTCACCTCCACCGAGGAGTTGACCTGGTCGAAGTTGTCCCACTCCGGCGTCTTGGGCGAACCGTCATAGATCGGCGTCCCCCTCTGGGTCGGGATGGTCACCAATACGCTGGTAATAACCCAGATGGCGTCCTTGGCCCCGGTGGAACCGTCCCACCACTGGTGGTTGGAGTCCGGCGCAAAGGTGGCGGTATATTCCCTCGCCTCCGTCCCCGTCCGTTCCCCGCCGATGGTCATCTTGCCCGGCTCATACCCGTCCCAGGTGGGGCTCTGGGGCGTTCCGTTGGCCGCCAGCACATTGCTCTGGGTGGGCACGGCCTCGATGACCGCCCGCCCGATGGTCCATGTCACGCTGACCTCGTCCGTCTCGTTGGGGAACTGATAGCCGTAGTTCAGCGTGAACTTCGCCGTGTAATCTCCGGCGTTGACCCCCTCGGTCTGCCCGGAGATGGACATTTTTCCGACGTCGTATCCGGTCCAGGACGGCGTCTTGCTCCCGCCGTCATAGGTCAGCGCTCCATTTTGAACGGGCGCGGCCACTTCGATGGGGTTGACCGTCATCTGGAGGTTGGTGGTTTTCCTGACCCCCTCGTAGGTGTATCCGATCTCCACGCTCTGGGGACCCAGTTTGCTGAACCCGTCCTCGGGATAGGTGTATCCGCTCACCGGCTCGGAGGACTCGTCTGAATAGGTGGCGGTGACCACCATGTCCCCCGGGTCAAAGGTCTCCAGATACTGATAGGCTTTCTTGGTGGGCTCTTTGGTCACCGCGATGGACACCAGCACCTTTTTCACCGTGACCGGTACGCTGGCCGTCTTGGTGACCCGGCCCTCGTTGTAGCTGATGACCACCTCGGTCACTCCGTCCGTCAATACCTGGGGTGACCAGGTGTACCCGGTCACGTCCGAGGTCAGGCCGTAGCCGTATCCCGCCGTGACCACCATCCCCTCCGGATTAAACCGCTCACCGGATTTGTAGGTCGTCGTATTCGGCTGCCTGGTGATGGTCAGCGTCTCCAGCTTCAGAGCGCCGCCCCCGCCGTTGCCGCCGGTCATGTTGAAGACCTTGCCAACATTTGCGTTACTCATGCTTCTGCTCGACCTCCAGTCGAATGATATTCACGGTCAGGTCCTCCTCCGGCGTGATCTCGCAGTGGAAGGTGATCTGCCCGTTCGTGGTGATATCGTCGGCCTTGATGCCGGTCTCGCTGCACGCCATAAAACAGGACGCGTCCCCGCATACCAGATAGCGGTATTTGCCGTCGGCCAGCAGCCCCTCGTCCTCCGCCACCTGGGTCCGTTCGTGCCAGGCGGAGGCGGGGAGGGTCAGGGTGATGCCGGCGTGCTGCGCGCTCTCCAGCAGAGGGACGATCTGTTCCAGCATGGCGCTGAGCTTGCCCGTGGTGTCCAGTAGGCTCCGCTCTGCCAGCAGCCTCAGCTGCTCCACCGTGGCCAGCTTCTTGTTCTCTGCCATGTGTCAGAGCTCCTTTCTCTCCGGCGTTACGCCTCGGACGCACCGAAGACTTCCTCCAGCATGGACTCCACCTCCGGGTCCCCGGCCACCTCAATGCCGTCCAGCTTGGCCTTGTCGGAGGCGGACATGGCTCCGGCGGCGGAGGCCGTGGCCAGGTTCAGCTTCACCCCGTCCGCTCCCGCCTCCAGGCCGTTGGCGTTGGCCGTGTCGATCTTGACCGACACCGCGTTGGCCCCCGAGATGTCGATGCCGTTGCCGGCGGTGTAGGTATCCACCAGCTCCTTGATCGCCAGATAGACGTGGGACTCGGCCCCGTCGCCCTCCTTGCTGTTGATTACGAAGTCGATGTATTTGCCCCCGACCTGGGCGCCGGAATAGGGCTGGTCCGCGGTCTCCACCTCCTGGATGGAGGCCGACTTTACCAGGAAGTCCTTGGGGATGTTGATCTTCTCTCCCACGGGGGAACTGTTCTTGGTCAGCTGATAGGTGGCCAGATAGCCCTCCTCGGCCGTCGGCTGCTTGGTGATGGAGTATTCAGCCCCGCCTCCGGAGCCGATCTTCCCCTCCAGCTCGTCCAGCTCGTTTTTGGTGCGCTGCGCCAGCATCTTCAGCTGGTCCAGTGTGGTGTGTTTTCCGTTTGCCATGGTAATGCCCTCCTTCAAAAATATAAGCGGCCCCGGTCACGCGCCGAAGATTTCGTCCAGCGCGTCCTCCGCCTCTTCGTTGGTGGCGGTATTTTCCGGGGTTTCCTCCTCGGGCGGGGGCGTCCAGTCGGACTGGAATCCCTCGTTGATGGCCGTCAGCGCCTCCTCGTCAGTAGCGGTCTGGGCCCGGATGATAGTCAGTACCTGGGCGGTCACATCTCCCCCGGGCGTCACCGGGGGCGTGAGCTGGGCGGCGTCCACCCTCCGGAGCACTTTGCTGGTGGCGCACCAGACCGTATCCCGGTGCTCCGCCCCCTTGTCTCCGTATATGCCCACCCGGAGGACCGCGCCGCCCTCGGCGAGACAGGCCGACGGGATGATGCAGCGGTCGTCCACCAGCGGCACCGGGGGCTGTTCCACCCCGCCCGCCTCAAAGACCGCCGTCTTGTCAAAGCCCTCCCAGCTCTCGTCAAAGGTGAACTCCACCAGATAGAGCCGGTCGGAGCCCTGCATCAGGCTCTCGTCGCCCACAAGCCAGGCAACGGCTTTCTTTACTTTGATTTCCAAACGCGCTCCCTCCTCATTGAACGGCTCCGTTGCCGGACAGCTCCAGCCGGATGATGGCGACGGTCAGATCCATCGTCGGTTCCTCGTCGCAGGTGAACGCCAGCGTCCCGGAGACGGTGATGTCCTTGGGCTGGACGTTGCACCCGATGAACTCCTCCCTGCTCGCCTGGTCCGCGCTCAGCAGGTACTTGTGGGTGGAGAGGGCCAGCAGACGCTCGTCCGATACCTCCGCGCTTCCGTCCTGCCAACTCTCCTTCGGGATGATCAGATCGAAGGAGATGCCCAGTACGTCTCCCGTGCCTGTGCCGTTCCGGCCGTTGTAGACCTGGACCTGATAGGAGCTGCCGTCCGTCATGGAGACGGTGTAAACGTCCGTGCTCCCGGGGCTGTGGTCGCCGCCAGTCTGCTCGATGCTTTGAATGCCGTTCCCGGTGGGGCCCACCAGCTCGCAGGAGATATGCGTGTCCACATATGCCTGTGTCCCGGCGTCCCAGATCCACCAGGTCCCATTTTGAGGCTTCGGCGGCTTTCCGCTGTACTGCTGCGCGGACTGGGCGCTCTGCACCGCGGTCTCACGGGCGGCCTCGGCGGCTGTTTTCGCTGCCTCCGCGTCGTCTTTGGCTGAAACGGCCGTCAACGCGTCCTCCTCGGCGCTCTCCTTGGCGGTGACAGCCTCGTCCCGGGCGGTCCCGGCGGCGGCTTTTGCGTACAGGGCGGTCTCTTCAGACGCCTTGGCGTTTTTCTCGCTGGCCGCGGCCTTCTCCTGGGCGGCTTCTGCGGCGGTCCGGGCGTCCTGGGCCGTCTTGGCGTCTGCCGTTGCCTGCGCCCCAAGCGTCTCCACCTCGACGCACACAGCCTTGGCCCGTTCCTCCGCTCCCTTGGCCTCTGCCTCGCTGAGGGCGGCCGCGTTTTTGAAGTCCTCCGCCTCTCCGGCCTTCTGGACGGCGGCGTCCTTCGCCTGCACGGCGGTCTGTTCCGATGCCTGCGCCCGTCCGGCGGCGTCCACGGCCTCCTGGGAGTAGCGTTTCGCGTTCTCCTCCGAGACGGCAGTCTGTTCCTGCGCGGCGGCAGCCATTCCGGCGGACTCCTCTGCCCGTTCGGCGTCGGCTTTCGCCTGCTCCGCCGAGGCGGAGGCCGAGTCCTTGGCGGTGTGGGCGTACTCCATGGCGCTGGAGGACTCCTGGTTCATCGCGCTCAGCGCGTCGTGGATGGAGCCGCGCACCTCCTCGCCGTAGATGGCGTCCAGGATCTTCTGCAAATAAACGCTGATATTGGCCAAATCACTTCACCTCTTCTCAGTCCTCCAGCATCCAGTCCACGGCCAGGATCTCCTCTCCGGACAGGGCTCCGACGGCGTCCTCATATTTGGCCGTCATCAGCTCCACCTCGTGCTCCATCTCGTTGAACTGGGCCAGCTCGTCGCTGAATGTCTTGAAGTTGGGGGAGTCCACCCGGATCTGGACGATGGGCGCGCCCTTGTCGTCCGTCCCCGCCTCGCCGTACTTCTCCAGCAGCTCCCGGCGGATGGTCTCGTACTCCACCAGGGAGTTGGACAGCATCCGGCAGTTCCTGGCGGCGATATAGCCGATCCGGTCCCTGCGGGAGAGCAGAGGCTGGAGCTGGTGGAGCATTTCCATCATGCGGGCGTTTTTCAGTGTTTTCTTCATGTTTCCTTTCCTCCTGTGGGCAGTCCGTAAACCTTGGCGCTGCTGAAATCCACCGTTCCATTGAAATAGATCACAGAGCCGCGCTCCCCAATGCGGATATACCCGCCGTCCGGGCTGTAAATATTGATGTACGGTACGTCGCTCTCGTAGTATTCGATCGTCAGGAAATGGTACCGGCGGCCGGAATACTCGCCGTGCAGGTTAAAGCTCCCGTAACGTCCGTCGGAAATGACGTTGAACTCGCTTCCGTAGAACTCTCCGCCCTCGATGATTGGGGCGCGGATGGTGGTGGAATCGATGTAGGTGTTCTTGATGTAATAGGGGAACTCAATGGAGTTGGCCAGCTTATACGCCCGGTTTGCCCGGTCATAGGCCACCTCCGCCTCGGAATAGGCCTCGTCCGCCAGGTTGTAGGCGTTGTTCGCCAGCGAATACGCCGGGTTGGAGGTGATGTTCTGGTTGCTCACCTGGGCCCAGTTGATGGTGCTCCCGGCCTCCATGGTCACCTGGCCGTTGATCGTGATAAGCCCCGTCGGCCCCACGGAGAAGGTGACGGTCCCGGTGCTCTTGTTGGTGATGGTCAGTCCGTACAGGTCCAGATACCCGGCCGTGAACTTCTCCTTGGCCATGTCCAGCATACTGTTCCCGTACTTGTCCAGAAAGTCCTCCGCCTGCACCGTGCCCCCGAAGGTGCCCTTGGCGGCCAGCAGCGTCCCAGCGAAGGTGCCTCTCCGCGCGGTCAGGTTTCCCTGCTCGTCCACGATGAAGTTCCCGCCGATGTTGATGGAGCCCTTTTTCATGGTCAGCATCCCCGTCGTCATATCCAGGGAGAAGTTGCCGCTGACGTCCTTGAGCACCCCCGCCCGGATCACGTCGGCGCTCAGCACTCCCGTGTTGACATAGTTGGCCACGATGGAGCCGTCCATGGTGATGGCCAGCCCAAAGCTCTTCCCGCCGTCGTTGGAGTACCCAAGGCCGTTCATGTTCCATTTCCACAGCTTGTCCGCCTTGGCATAATCCCGGACGTTGGAAATATACAGCGTGTCCGAGCCGTACTCGTCCCGGGTGATGGTGATGTAGCCCGTGGTCGCCATATTCATGATGTGGGTGGCGTTCTCCTGGGCCTCCTTGAGGATGGAGTGGGCCTTGGGCAGGCCGTCGATCTTCTCCAGCACCGCCGCGTTGGTCTGGTTGTTTACGCTGGTCAGGCTCACCTTGACGGAGTCCCCCATTTTGAACTGGGTGTTCTCCGGATGGTCCAGCGGGATCTCCAGCTTGGTCACCGGGAACATCCTGTCCAGCCCGTGTGGGCGGGAAATGACCCGGATCTCGTCCAGCAGCTTGACCGCCTCCGTATCCACGTCCAGATAGTGCAGGTCCAGGGCGCTCAGCTCCAGCTCCAGATTGTCGAACTGGAGATCCGTCAGATAGGCTTTGGCCTTTTCCAGCAGGACCGTCGGGTCGCTCACGTCGTCCCAGCTCACGGTCTTTGCGATCCAGCCGTACTCCTTGACGGCCTCCTCCGACTGGACGTAGATGCTCCCGTCATTCACGCTCTCCACCGTCAGATAGGCGTCCAGCGCCTCGATGGGGCTGTCGTCCAGCCGGTTGCCCAGCGGGATAATGGCGGTGGCGTACTCCGTGGAATCCCAGTTGCGGGTGAAGTCCAGCAGATTGGAGCCGAACTGGATGACCTGGCTGCAAGTATCTGGGTACTCCTTCAGATAGTCCAGATACCGCGTGCCGTTTTCCTTCCGCACCCGGAGGTGTCCGCCGTAGGACTCCACCAGGGCGTTGAGCACCTCCATGGTCTTCTCATAGTTGGTGTGATAGCTGGGAAAATCCTCGTCCGCTACCGTCACCGCGCCCACCGCAAACCGGCGGTTTCCCCCCACCTGGCTGTTGTGGACCTCGATGAGGGACTTCAGCAGTTCCCGGATGGACGATCCGGCGTATTCCGCTGGCGGCTGGGCCGAATCGTTGAAAAAGGCCAGCTCTCCCTCGCAGTAGAACACCCGGTTGTTCCAGAAATCCCTGCTCTCCGAGAGGGCCCGTCCGGCCCAGATCTCCTCTCCGTGCTTTCGCACCGAAATATCCGTGACCATGCGCACGATGGTGCCATAGGCCGCGTTGGTCGGGGGGAGCGTCAGCTCCAGGGAGCCTGCCGCGCTGTCCTCCAGAGTCAGCTTCGGGTCTATGACCTTCATATTGTCCAGCGAAGATACATCGTTATAGATGCACACGCCGTCCGCGTAAATACTGTACATCGGTCACAACCTCCCAGCTCTGAAATCCACGGAGACCGTCCCCGTTCCGGTGTCGCACCAGAGCTCCAGGGTGGCGCCCTGCCCTCCGAAGAATACAAACTCCGGAAACTGCATTGTCCCGTCCGGGAGCAGCTTGGTCTCGTCCAGCCCCAGCGTCGGGTTAACAAAGCGGATGTGTACGCCCCGTTCGTCGCTGCTGGAGGTGCGGAACTCCGGGCAGACCGGGGCCCGCCCAAAGAGGACGGCGTCCAGCCGCAGGGTCTTCTTTTCATCCGTCACGGCGATGTTCTTGAACAGCGTCGTCCGGATCACGCCATTTTGAAAGTTGAACGGGTCCCACAGCCAGTCGTCCGTGGAAGACAGCACCGACCATTTATAGGGGCCCACATCGTAATCAATAGTGATGCGGGACCAGTCCTTTTCCGACTTCCAGGTGTTGACGGTGAACCGCCCCTCGTAGAAATACTCCGGGTCGTCTTCCAGAATGGCCCGGAGCTTCTGCCCGTGGAGATAATCCATAATGTCGGAATAGGCCATGTGCCAGGGCTTGAAGTCGTTCATCACGATCAGCTCGATGGAGCCCGTCCGGTTCTGGTACACCGGGTACCCGGTGAGAGACTGGGATAAATCGATGACCCCGTCCCCACCGGGTATTTCCAGCGCCTTTACCTTCTGTGCAGGCGGATTGAACACCGGCCGGGAGGAGGGGACCAGCCGCCAGTCATCCCAGGTGTTCTTTTCGCCAAAGGTAATGGAATGGTACAAAGCTCAGTTCCCCCTTCCTCTTCGTGCTGCCCTCTGCCCGAGGGCGTTGTCCATGGGCGCGGCCAGCTCTCCCACCAGCCTGCCCGTATCCATGACTACCCGCATCCGTTCCATCCGGTCCATCATGCCGGCCATTTCGCTCCGCAGGGAGCGCAGCTCTTCCACGATGTCCCCGTTGTCAACGCTGACGGTCATGCCGCCGTCCCGTCCGGAATCCCGGAGCGAGATGCTCGCCTGGCCCGCGAGGCCGATGGTCCGCTGAGGGTAGAACAGGCTGTTCAGCTGGCTGGCTCCCCGGCTCACGTCGGAGAGGTCCAGCACCGGGCGGATCGTGGGCTGCGCCTCCATATCCCCGCTGAGAAGTTCAATGGCTGCGGACATGGCGGCTGAAATGCCCTCTGAGGCGGAATCGGCAATGCCGGCTCCGGCGTCGTAGGACCTTCCGGCGTAGTCCGCGATCCCTTTCACAAAGCCGAGGCCTGTGAAGTTGCCCAATTCCCGGAAGACCCGGGAAGGGGAGTTGATGTCCAGCGTGTCCTTCACTGCTTCCACGCCTGCCAGCGCCATGCTGGTCAGCTCGTCGATAAAGGAACTCCTGCTCTGAGAGACGCCCTGAGCAAGCCCCTCTGGGATCTGCTGGCCCGTTTCCGTCCAGCCCGCCTCCTTCAGGATCTTCGTGGCCGCCTCTGTCATGGCCTTCATCTCGGCTTCGGTGTCCTTTTTGATCAGCCCCACATTCTCCGAGAACTCCTTGCGCAGCGATTCCAGCTGGCTGCTGGTGTCCGCCTCCAGCTGGTCCATTTCCGCCTGCCAGGTGGCCCGGTATTCCTCCAGTTCCACAGCGGCGTCTTCCCGCAGCTGCGCGATGCTGTTCTGGGTCTCAATGCGCAGGCTCTCCAGTTCTGTGGTAGCCTGATCCCGGGCCTGGGCGTGCTTCAGCGACCAGAGGGAGACGTATTTGTCCAGCTCCTCATCGCTCATGGAGTTGAGGGCGCGGATCTCCGCGATGGCCGACGGCCCCATCTCCTGGAGCTCGCCGATCAGCTCGGAATCGACGCCTTTCGCGGAGAGCTGCCCCAGGATATCCTGCCATTCGCCGAACTCCTGCACCTGGCCCTCCAGGTTCTTCATCAGCGTCTCGCTGCTGACCGACTCCTTCTTCGTCACCTCATCAAAGAGGCCGTAAGACTGATAGAGGCTCTTGGTGCGAGACTTTACCGCGTCCTGATACTGGTCGTTCAGGGACTGGATGTCCTGTTCCAGCTGCTCGTTGATGGACTTGACCTTGTCGGCATACTCCTGCTCCAGCTGGAGCCGCTGCTGATTAGCGGACGCCTGGACCTCCTGCACGTCGGAAATGTACTGCTTCTGGGCCTCGTAGATCTCCTTCTCCATCTCGTAGACCTTCCGGTCCATCTCCTTGCGCTCGTCGGTACCGGCCGCGTAGCGGCTCTGCACCCGCTTATAGGCCGCCAGCTCGTCGGCCAGGCTCAGCCGGCCGTAGTTCTTCTCCTCCTCGATCCAATCCATGGATCTCTGATAGGACTCCTCCATCAGCTGGTTCCGGAGGCTGTACACCTCCCTGTCGATCTTCTTGCGTTCCTCGCTCCCCTCCAGGTATCGCTTCTGCATCCGCTCATAAGCGGCAAGCTCCTCCTCGGTGCTCAGGCGGTTGTAATACTTCTCCTCCTCGATCCAGTCGAGAGAGGCCTGATAAGTGGAAGATACCAGCTCATTTTGAACCCGATAAACCTCCCGGTCGATCTTGATCCGCTCTTCGCTGCCTGCCCGGTATTTCTTTTGCAGGTTCTCCCACCCGGCAAGCTCGTCCATCAGGCTCAGCTCGCCGTAGTACTGCTTCTCGCTGGCCCACTCCTGAAAGGCGTCGATCCCCTTGGAGCTGACCTTGATGACTTCGTCGATCATCTTGGATGTAGCCTGGGCCGCGGGAACGATGCTGTTCCTGGCGCCGATGGCCAGGCCCTCGCCCATGTTCTCACCCAGATGAATGAACTCACGGGAGGGGGAATGACTGTCCAGGGCCTTCTTTGCCGCGTTCAGAGCGGCCAGGCCAAGGCTCCTGCCGGCGGAGCTGGCATTGCTCAGCTTGGACCGGACGCCGATGACAAAGCCGTCGCCCACGTTTCTGCCGGCGGCGGTGAACTCGGCCTTCATGCTGTTGATTTCCCGGACCGACGCCTGGAGCGCCGTCCCCATAGCGGAACGGAAGGCTCCGGACGAGGAGGTGATGGTGCGGCACATGTCCGCCATCAATCCTTTTATCGCGTCCCGGATCACAGCCGCCTTGCCGTCCACGATTTCAGCCATGGACCCCACAAGGGCGCTCATGGCCCCGTTGACCGTGGATACGTTGGCGGCAATGGACACGCTGACGGTGGACAGCATACTGCCGACAGCGCCGTTGATGGTATCCCCGCAGTTGCGGAAGGCGTCGGCAAAGCTGCTGACTCCGGCGTCGCCCATCCTCCTCATGCTGTCCGCAAAGCCGGAAAGCCCGGCGGTGCTGACGCCGTTGACCCCCTCCGCCAGTTCCAGTAGGTTCCATACCTGGGCCACTACATCGGACATCTGCCGGATATCGATACCGGAGATCTGGTCGTAGTAGTCCTGCATGGATGCGCCGAATTTGGAGATCTCGTTTCCGAAGGACGCCAGGGTCTGGTCCCCTCCGAACCACTTGTCGAACAGGCTGCTGTCCGGCAGCCCCGTGGCCAGATTGGACAGCGCCTGGGCGGCGTTGGCCGAGGCCGTCACCGCCTCCGGCTGTACGCCCTTGATGGCCTCCGCATAGGCGGCCAGATCTTCGCCAAAGGCTGTAAGGTCGCTGCCAAATGCGGAGAGGTCGGTCCCTCCGGTGAAGAAGGAGATCAGACCGCCCGTATTGGGCAGGGTTTTGGATAGTTCCACCAGCGCCTGACCGGCAGAGGCTGAGGCCGTTACCGCCTCCGGCTCGACTCCGGCTACCGCGCTGCTGTATTGCCGCATGGCGTCCCCAAAGGGTACGATGCCGGCCGCAAATACGGAGAGGTCCGCCCCGCCAGTGAAGAATTCCATCACGCCGCCCATATTGGGCAGGGCTGTCTGGAGCTGGACCAGGGACTGGGCCGCCACAGCCGAGGCCGTCACCGCCTCGGGATCAATCCCCGCCACAGCCTGACCATATTTCCGCATGGCGTCCCCAAACGCGATGACGCCGGCGGCAAAGGTCTCCAGGTCATTTCCGCCTGTAAAGAAGGTCATGACCCCGCCCACATTGGGGAGGGCCGTCTGGAGCTGTGCCAGGGATTGCGCCGCTATGGCGGAGGCCTCCACCGCTTCCGGCTGTACGTCGGACACGGCGATGCTGTATTTCCGCATGGCGTCGCCGAAGGGCACAATGCCCTCCGAGAAGGCGCCCAGATCATTGCCCCCGGTAAAGAAGGACATGACCCCTCCCACCTGAGGCAGGATGCTTTGCAGCTCCGCCAGCGACCGGGCCGCCGCGGCCGAGGCCTCCACCGCTTCCGGGTTCACGTCGGCCACAGCCTCTCCGTAGGCCTTCATGGCCTTGCCAAACGGCAGGATGCCCTCTGAGAAGGTCCCCAGGTCGTTTCCGCCCGTGAAGAAGGAGACGATGCCTCCCACGCTGGGCAGGGCTGCCTGGAGCTCGGCCAGTGCCATTGCCGCAGTGGCGGATGCCGACACGGCCTCCGGCTTGATGTCCGAGATAGCCTCTCCATAGGCTTTCATCGCCTCGCCGAAGGGCGTAATGCCATTAGAAAATGTCTCAAGGTCGTTCCCGCCGGTGAAAAACTCCATCACGCCGCCCACGCTGGGGAGAGACGCCTGGAGCGCGGCCAGAGCCCGAGCCGCCGTGACAGAGGCCGCCACAGCTACCGGGTTCATGCCGCTCACCGCGTCGGAATAGGCTTTCATACCTTCCCCAAAGGGGATCAGACCATTTGCGAAGGTCTCCAGGTCATTTCCGCCCGTGAAGAAGTCCACCACCCCGCCCACGTTAGGCAGGGTATTTTGAAGTTCGGCCAGCGCTTTCGCCGCTGTGGCCGAGGCGGTCACCGCGTTGGCGTCCAAGCCGGCCAGGCTGTCGGAATAGGCTTTCATCGCCTCCCCGAAGGGCACCAGCTGGTCGCCAAAGGTCTCCAGGTCGTTGTCTCCTGTGAAGAACGCCACCAGCCCTCCCGTATTCGGGATGGTATTGGCCAGCTCCACCAGCGTCTTCCCCGCGATGGCCGAGCTGTTCACCGCGTCGGCGTCCAGCCCCTTGACCGCGTCGGAATAGGACTTGATAGCCCGGCCAAAGGGGACCAGATTTTTCCCAAAGGCGTCCAGGTCGTTGCCTCCGGCGAAGAACTCCACCGCGCCTCCGCTGTTGGGCAGGGTCGCCGCCATTTCGGCCAGGGCTTTCCCCGCTGTTGCGGCGTTGGCCACCGCATCGGCGTCAAGACCCTTGATGCTCGCGGCGAACCGCATCATGGACTCGCCGAAACCAACCAGTTGGTTTCCGAACTCGCCCATATCGTTCTCTCCGGTGAAGAATCCGGCTACGCCTCCGCTGTTGGGCAGGGTCGCCGCCATTTCGGCCAGCGTTTTGCCTGCGATGGCCGCGGTGCTCACCAGATTTCCGTCCAGGCCGGAGATGGTGTTGGAAAATTTCATCATCGCCTCGCCGAAGGGGACCAATTCCTCGGCAAAGGCGGACAGAGAGGAACCTCCGGTCAGCCAGGAAGTCAGGCTTTCCAGCAGGTCGGCGGCCGTAATCAGAAGGATTGCCTCGGTAAGGGCTTTTACGCCGTCCAGCATGGAGGCGTCGATGCCGCGGGCTCCGTCAATAAACGGCTGCACATTGGTCATAAACTGGGCCAGATCTGCCCCGATCTGCGGGAAGGAGCCGGATACGCCGCTCATGAATCCGCCGACGATGCCGCCGATGAATCCGCCAATGGCGCTGCCGATGGTCTGCAAGAGCTGCCCGCCCTCGCTGATGAGCCACTCCAGCCCGGGAATCTGGGCAAGACCGCCCACCGCCGCCAGGACCAGAGCCAGCTCCGCGATGACTACGCCGAGACCGAGGACTCCGACCATGGCCGAGGGGATAAGGCCGGCCAGCGCTCCCAGCGCCACCATAATGCCGCTCAGCAGCCCGATCCCGACGATGCCCTTGAGCAGGGCGTCGGTATCGATCCCGCCGAGAGCCGATACGATACCGGAGAAGAAGGACATGAGCAGATCAATTGCCACCTGAATCAGCGCCGGCATGTTTCGGGCAATCCCCTCGATCAGCCCGATCAGGAACCCCATCAGAGAGTCCACGATCTGGGGTGTGTAAGTTGCCAGGGCCGCCAGCACCCCGGAAATCAGCTCCAATGCGCCGTTGGCAATCGCAGGTACACATTCCACCAGCACATCCACCATCGTGAGTACCAGCGCCTTGACTGCCTCTCCGATGGCGGGGGCACCGTTTGCAATCACTTTGGCAAACTCCACCACGGCCTCGCCCAGCTTTTGGGCAATGGCTGGGATCAGCGCCGCGATACCGGTGATGATGGAGGTCAGGCCGGCCACAATAATGGCTACGCCAGCCCCCAACGAGGCGGCGAGAGCCGTGATCCCCACCGCAATGGCGGAGAGTCCGGTTCCAACCAGAAGAAGGCCTGCGCCCATCCCGGCGACGCCAACACCGATCAGAGCCAGAGCGCCGCCGAGCCCCAGAATGGTGGGGAGAAGAGGCGTCAGCAGAGCGCCGGCCGCTCCGATCACGGTGAACGCTCCGGCCAGTGTTACAAGCCCCTTGGCGATGCTCTCCCAGCTCATGCTGCCCAGCGTGACCAGGACGGGCGTCAATACGGCCAATGCGCCGGCGGCCACCAGCATGGCGGCGGAACCGGCAAGCGTGCCGTTCATGGCGTTCAGGCCGATGGCCAGCTCCGCCAGAGCGCCGCCCATCGTCACAAGGCTTTTGGCGACGCTCTCCCAGCTCATGCCCCCCATTTTGGACAGGGCGGAGGCAAGCACGTTCAATGCGCCGCCCACCACAACCAGCCCGGCCCCAAGAGAGACCATGTTCTTGGGCATGGCCCGCATGGCGACCGCAACCTCCGCCAGGGCGCCGCCCATGGCCAGGAGGCTCTTTCCGATCTCAGCCAGGCTCATCCGCCCGAAGTCGGCCATGGCGGAGGCGAATATCTTCATCGCCGCCCCAATTTCAACCATGGCAAACCCGGTTGCCGTCAATCCGCTGGCACTTCCGGTCAGCTTGGTAAATGCGGCGATCTCCAGAAGAAGGGCCCCGATAGACCCCAGCCCCTTGGCCAGCTCGCCCAGATTCATCTGCCCAAAATCCTTGCAGGCGGACGCGAATACCTTCATGGCCCCGGAGAGGACCAGAATGCCGGCAGCGGTTGAAACGGGCTTTCCGCTGAATTTCGCCGTATTCAGGAACAGCGATACCTCCGCCAGCAAAACGCCGACGCCGGTCAGCCCCTCGACCATCCCCGCCAGATCCAGCTGGCCCAGGTCCACACAGGCTGAGGCCAGGATTTTGATGGCTCCGGCAAAGATCACCATCTGGGCCGCCCCTTTGACGACCGTCTTTCCGCCGCTGTTCAGGGCCTTCATGACCACCACCATGGCGGTCATCAATCCGGCGACGCCGATCAGCCCCACCGCCATCTGCTCCGGCTCCAGCGACGCGATCGTCCTCAGGGCACCCGCCAGCAGCAGCATGGAGGCGGAGAGCCCCAGCATAGCTGTTGTGCCCTTGATGACACCTTTGACCTGCCCGCTGATTTTGGTGAATACGCCCATGGCGATCGTCAGCTCCGCAAACAGGACGGAGAGCGCCCCCAGGGCGTTGGTCAGCTTCTCGCTGTCAATGGTGGCAATGACCAAGATAGCCCCCGCCAGAATGGCAATGGCGCTTGCGATTTTCAGCAGGGCACCCGCCTTCAGCTGGGTCTGGTAGGCCTCAAAGCAGCCCCGGACTCCGTCCAGGATGTCTTTGACATTGTCCATCAGGCCGCCCACGTCGTCGAAGGCTTTGGTCAGGCTGCTCATAAATTTGGTAATGCCCAGAGCGATGCCGCCCAGGGAGATACTGTTGAGCAGATCCAGCGCGCCGCTGAAATCCGCTCCGCTCAGCGCCTCCACAATGCCGCTGCCCAGGCCGCCGACCACGTTCAGGATGCCTGTTATAACGGTTTTTACCCCGCTGAAGATCGCCTGGAACATCTGGAGGAGCTTGCTGCCCTCCACGGCGGCGTCCATGCTGTCCACGGTGTCGCTTACGCCGGACCCGAGACCGGAAACCGCGTCGATCACCTGCCCGATCCGGGCCTGTACGTTCTGCAAGACGGCCTGAAAGCCTTCCAGCCCCGGGGCCTTAAACGCTCCGGAAAGCAGGCCGGCAAGGGTCTGGAGGGCGGAAGATACCCAGCCAAGAACAGTGGAAATGCCCTGGGAGATGCGCCGAAACACCTCCCCCTCCCTGGCCGCCCGGTTAAGCCC